CTCCTGTTTCTGGGTCACTAGTCGATACAGATGGGAAAGGCATTTGATCTGGAAGTTTTGGCATTGCTAAGTAAAGCGGATTCCCTGACATCAGGCCACCGGCTCGATGACTTGGTAAAAATTTCAATTTCATTCCAGCACGCAAAGAAGTACTTAAATTTTGATTAGCCCCAGGAGTAGATTGAAGAGTAGGGAAAATGTTAACTGTCACATTTCCAGATACGTTAGAAGCTGCATCCCCAATCATACGGATTTGAACAGGTTGCGAACTTACTTTATGCACTGTAAATGTTCTATATCTTAAGTTGGGTTGCCCTGCGACATCGTCAATAAATACTGCTAAATCACCATTTTTTATAGCGTTAACATCAGAAGCAGAAGCACCACTTAATGTTAATTGAGTAATATTGTTCCCGCTTGGGTCATTTGTAGAAACTAATGTTAATGTATCCCCAGGATTACCAGCATTACCTACACTGCCAGCTTCATGGATAGGCAATAAATTTGACTTATAATATTCTACTCCCCCAAAGTTCCCTAACATCCAACTTTGTGCATACTTATCGTTCCTAGTGGGAGCAAATTGATTCATCGCAGTATTAACAATTTCTGAGATGACTGTAGTTGGCAGGATAGCGCATCTGTTTAATTTTGCAGCACCATAATCTTCAAAATTCGAATTTGCTTGTGCTAATTGGCTAACACTATCTATAGCAGTGTAACCATCACCATAAAATCTATATGGGCCAGATGTTGGGTCAACTATTTGGCCAAAATTAGGCAGACCAGGATCCCCATTTACTGTTACAGAACTTGTAAAATTTTTCAAAATATCTGCTTCAATATTGCCGCCTAATTCTTCAATTCGCGCATCGCCAAATTTCTTTATGTAATTTTCAACATTAAAAATAAATTGTTGATCAGTTAATTCGTAAGAAATATTAGCAGCTTGGCTACACGTTAAATTTTGAACACGTTGTTGAGCAGGTTGAGGATTTGCGATCAACCCACTGATAGCAAATGCGCGAGGCGCAAGATCAAAAGAAACAACATCGCCTAATTGGCCAGTTTTATTTTGGAATTCAATGAAGTCTTTGTTAGCCAACATAATCCCGCAATTACTATTCTGCATAATGGCCAATTCGGCCATTTGGTAGGTAATAACTTGCTGGAATTGGTTATCATTTGGATAAGCCATTTTTAAAAATCTCCTAAAAATTAATAGAAGATAATGGCTTTTTATTGATTATTAACGAGTAAACATTTTTCTAAATGCCGCTACGCTCATTGAGCCATTATCCATTTTTACAGGAGAGGAATTTAATTGGTTCAATGGGGCAGAAGGGATTTTAGCATTTTTAGATTCTGAATTTATGTTGATAGAATCAGATAAACTTTTCATCTTTTTGAATGCGTAATCAGAATTTATATTAGCTAATGACGTGAAAGTAACAAGTTTAGATGGATTCTTCGCCAGTTCGTACATTATATGTGCCGTATTGGGGAATTCATTCGCTAATCCAACTACATTGGATATACTTGCCATAGGTAATTGGCTAATAGTTTCTTGGAAATCTGGATAAATATCTTTAGCATTTTGCAATTTTGACATGAATTCATACACTACCCTTTCAGCGTTAGCATTTTGAGTATGTTCATACTGCAATTTGTCACGTTGATTTAGTGTGTCTTGAACTATCGTCTGAATTTGCTCAGGAGTAATATTTACAGATGATTCTGCTTGGTTCCGCTTCATCTCTGCAAGTGTTTGCGCCTTTACTTTTTCAGCGGTGTCATATTTCACATGCTGCACAATTTTATTTACTTCACTCTGCGGTATCATTTTCTCCGTAGGAGTGCTGATATCAACAGACGGAACATTTCCACTGCCTTCATTTTGATCCATATAATCCTCTAATGACTATTTCCCCGTCACGGTTGGCCCACATAGCGTATGTGTAACGACTCTTTTACCCGATAGTTCGGTATTTATTTTCCCATTTAAAGACTGGTGTCTATATTTGCATTATTTGTGCGCAAATAAAATTTTGTCAAGTTAAAGATACTTACTTGCGCATTTTTTTCAATGTTTCAGCTAAATTTGCTCTTTTCCTGGTGGTGGGATTTTTTGATTCTTCAGCTTTTTTTAATTTAGCATCTGAAATTTTAGACCCTTTTTTTACGCGTAATGTTTTTCGTAAAGCACCAGGACTTTTAATAGCATTTTCTATCCAATTATTTTCATTTTTCTTTTTCTTCATGTTTTTCTTCTCCCTCATTATTTTCTTCATCCCCATCATTTTTTATGGATTTGTTTGCTTTCCCGCGCATATGATCATGCTTAAGCAAATCTAAAGCATGTGAATGCTGTTTATCTTTAATACTTACTTGCATATCTACTGCACTACGTAAATTCTGAGCATCAACACGTTTTTCAGCTACCCTTAATTTTGCATCTTCTAGCACTACATCACTTTCTATTTTCATCGTGTCTGCATCGGCTAATTGTTGTTTGATTTCTACCTCTCGTTGTTTTATCTGATATTCAAGCGCCATTTGTTCACCTTTTTGCTGCAATTCAGAGTTTTTTATCGCCGCTGGACTATTTGCTTGCGCCATTTGCATTTGCATTTGCGCCATTTGCTGCTGCTGTTGCTGTTGTTGTTGCATCATTTTCTTCTTCTCTTGCGCAAATTTTTCAACACCTTCTTTCAGCGCATCAATCCCACGTATATCAATATTATCTAGCAGCATTTCGATGCCATCAGGATTAGTACTTATATACTCATTAATTAACGGCATCGTCTGCATTAACCGATTAAGCATCTCAAACGATCGTGCGCGCTGTATTTCAAAATTTACCCCGGCTTCAATCCTGATTTGTAAACTATTTGGGTCATAATCTAAGGATGGATGACCATCTGCATTAACCATCTGGTACATACGCTTGCTATTGACTCCTTTAATTGGGATTGATCTCGGAGTAGTTATATATTTTGGAATCAGATCAAGCAAAATTTGACCCAGCCTGTTCATGGCTTTAATGTAATTAACATGATAAGGGGCGGAGGAATAATTGGATTGCATCGCGCTTTGTGCAATCGCTTCCCCGCTTAAATTATTACCAGGGTTAGATAACGACGCATCATAATTGCCCAAAATAGCACGGGTCATTTCATCGCTTACGGTAAATGTCCCGGCAACTTCTGGCGGCATCCCTACCCTAGGGACTGTCTGCGGTTGAGGGAGTTGAACATCAGGGTTATTATCTTTATAAGCATTGTAGATAAGTACCGACGCTTTTTGAAAATCTATGTAAGCATCCTTGTATTCTTCCGGGATTCCCTCTGCGCATGCCATTAATTTGTGTTGAATCATATTTTCGAGTTCGTTGCCAACAGTATTCCCCGCGAGATTTTTTAGTTTCTGAATCCCCACCGCGTTATATACATACGGGCGCGTTAGCTGATAACTATCACAATTATTTGATCTAATATTAACCGAATTCCCATCGACGAATATAAGTGGGAAATATTGATAGTCTGTCTCTTGGTACTCTATGACATTATCTTGCGTTATTATATGGCGACATATAGTTATAACTTCCGCTTCTCTTTCCGCTACTATTGCTGGGGCTTGTAAAATAGAGTGCATATTCCACGCATCAACAAATTTATTGTAGATTTTTTTATCAATTACTTCCCCTGTTATTAATTGGACAATCTTTTTCTTTTTGATCTTTTTTGAGTAATAATCACCAACCAAAATATATTCTTGGCTATTATCTCCTTTATAATTCCAGTTGAACCCCTCTAAATATGGTGTAAATCGTATATTTTTTGTGTATTTTTTACCAAATTTTGATTCTAATTCTTCTCTCGTGTATGGGTATAACTCGCAGCAAAAATCGCCATCACCTTTGTGGGATAACCGTGCTTTTTGGTCAAAAACACATAGCGTAGGATCAAATGCCCTTTTGACAAGTATGTTTTGATCAAAAGAATTATTATTTGCATAATCTGTATATACCTTCATGACACTAAAACCACCTACTAATTGGTCGGTGAAAATATCATATTCAAGATTATCCGCGTTAGCATCCGCCATTATTGCACGGATATAACCTTCAATTGTTTTGATCTGATTTATATCAAATTTATCTGCATTTTCTAATATATACACTGAAAGAGATGGTTCTTGTCTTGCAAATTCCCCACGCAGTTTAGAAACTGGAGCCTCTAAAATATTAAACTCTAATTGTGGCATCCCTCTTGCGGATAATGATGCCCGGTCAGCAGATGATAAAGTCGTCTCAAAAACAAATTTGGTAAACCAATTAAATCTCTTATAATTGTGATCAAAATAACGGTGCGACTGCCGTATATTATTTAATGTATTTTGATGATCTGCGTCTAAATCTGCCATGTTTGCTGTCTTATAGAGTTAATATTTTTAAAATGATCCGCTATACTCTTAACCACATCTGTATTATTTGATACCTTATAACGCATAATTAAGGACTCATCAATCAAACCAATCCTTATAGCATCATATAATGTATCGATAATATCGTCATGCGCATGCGTATTATTAGCAGTTATTTTGCGGGCTTGCTCAATGCACATATCTGCATGATATGCGTATTTGTTAAATGATATTAATTTTTTTGCGATATACGGTTGCATCTCAAAATATCTTGCGATCTTACTGCCGCTTGCTTTTGTACGATATATTGGCCTGATATCTAGCCCACGATATGATTCAAGGACTGATATTAATGTTACCCCAGTTGATTTTTTTTCAATCGCCGCAAATGTAGGTTTAACCTTATATTGACAACAATTTGCGTAAAATGATCTAAATTCGATCTCTAACTCAGCAGGTTCCACGTGAAGCGAT